GGATTATTGTCCCTTCCGTTGTTTGCGCCCTCGCCTAGAAAATTATTTTTGTCCCTTCAGCTTTTGACACTCGTTCGTCAGAGTGTCTGACCGCGTTGATTTATTAGAAAACGATGTTTCTTGCCTGCGATGGGCTGGAATTAATCTGGTAAACCGATTTGATCTGTGAGCGATGGAGATTCCAGCGCGGGAAAAGAGGATCTGGCTTTGGATGAGATCGAGTTCCAGCCGTTGTCGGATCATGCGCGGAAAATGCGCCCGACGCGGGGCAGGTATAAAAAACTGCTGAAGGACTACGCTGCCCAGCTCGGCTATGACAGTGATAAATCAATGAAACGCTGGGTGAAAGAAGGTGGCCAGCAAGATCCCCCTGATTTCCCGCCCTTCGATGACCTATCCCAGATGGCCGCTTGGTGGCGACGCCTTAAGCCACGCCGAAAAGTCCCGGAGGAACTCCTTAAGTTTGAGAACCAGCCGCCTGCGGGCGCTTCCTCGGAGCCCTCCTTGCCTGGCGAATCCAAAGACTCACCGCCCCCGTCGCCACCCGGCACCGCCATGCAGCTCGTCAGCGGCGTGGCCATGCCCGCTGAACTCGTCGTGCAGACACTCCGCGATGTCTTCGCGGCTCGGTTTGATCAATGGAAGCGCGCCGTCGAAACGAACGACCCCAACGCCGATTCCTTAGAGCGCAAATTGAACGAAATCGCGGGCCGGCTCCGCGCCTGGGAAAAAGATTTGACCGGCATCCAGCGGGATAAGGGGGAGGTGCTCGATGTCGCCCGCACGAACATCGAAACCGTCCAGATGTGGGGCGTTATGGCTCAATCCTTCATCAACGCCATGCTCGAACTCGCTCAAAGGCTCGCCCCTACGCTGCCACCCAGCGAGCGCCGTTCCATCGTGATTCCCCTCAAAGACAAGTGCTTCGCGCATCTCAAAAAAACCCGATACGCGAAGGTTTACGAAGCCTTTTCACTCGAATCGGCCGCCGCTGAAGTCGCATGATCGAGGACCTCTTCAACTACGCGATCGAACCCATTCCGCAGCCTCGCGTCGAATCCTTCGAGCGCCGCTACCTCGTCGATCGCGCCGACCAGTGCTTCCGCATCACGCCGGAAGTGAAAATCTGGGAGTGGGCCGCTGAGCACGTCTGGATCGGTGAGAAGATGGCTGCGCAACCGAAACTCTGGGACCCAAAATTCACGCCGTGGACAAAGGAGTGGCAGGAACTCCCCATGAATGATCGCGGCATCCGGCTCGGCGTCGCCATGAAAGACTCCCGCTCGGGATTCACCGAAGCCTCACTCAATGCGCTGCGCTTCATGCCGAAGCACTGGCCCGGCGGTGCCCTCTACGCGATCAACTCACGAGCGAAAGCCCGCGAAATCATGGGTAAGCGAATCCTTGAATCCATGCGCGAGACCTCCGGCGGATTCTTCACCGGCGATCTCGAAGATGAAGGCCTATCCAAGCTCACCCTGACCAACATGGAAATCGTCGTTAGCGGCTCCGGCTCCTCCGGCCCGTTCATGGAAGCCTGGTATCGGTTGATCATTCTTGATGAGTTAGAGAACCACATTCAGGATCAGGAAACGACCACGCTGAAACGAGCCCTATCTCGTCAGCAAGACGTGCCAGACGGCTTCACCTATGCTATGGCCAAACCTGAAAAGGCAGGCGGCATCATCGATCTTGCCTATATCAGCGGCTCACAGAAAAAATACCTCGTTCCGTGTCCGCGTTGCGAGCGACTCATTGAGCTATCGCGGAAAAACCTCGTCTATGGCCACTGTGAAGAAAAAGACGGCTATAATCTCGCCCGCGTCCTGAAAGAAACCCACTGGCAGTGCCTCCAATGCGGAAAAGCCTTTCACGATCACGAGAAGCCATCGATGGTGAATGCGGACGCCGCCATCTGGACGCCAACGCCGCCAGAACAGCGCCGACGCCCGCCGAATGGGCGTTTCATCCCCGCAGACCCCACGGTCGAGAGCTACCACATGAGCAGTTATTACTCGCTTCATGAACGGTCAACGGGTGGCGATCTCGCCCGCGAAATCTTACAGGCCGAAGTGATCAACCCCACGGCATCGGGTAAAAAATACGTCATGACCAACTTCGACGGCTGGCCCATCGAAGCGGAAACCTACAGCATCACCACGGACTCGATCGACGCGCTCAAAGCAGGCCGCGTGGAAGAAAAAGAAGTCACCGTCGCTGATGGCACGAAGACCCAAGTTCGCCACATCGTCGCGCCGGAGTGCTTGCTGCAGCCCGGCCCAGACGGCACGCCGCGTGATGGCAGTTATCAGCTCGCCTACATCAAAGGAAAATTTCAAGTCGCGCTTCCCTTCAAGCCCGCCCTGCTCCTCATCTTTACGGATAAGCAAAAGGCTTGCCTCAAATACCTCGTCTTCGCCGTGCTCTACGATGGCACCTCGTTCCTTGTTGACGTGGGAGAAGTGCGTGATGAGGACGAATGGCACCACTTATTCGAGCGGCCCTATCACATCGTGGGCGAAGCCGAGCCCATGTTCATCACTCACGGCTACATGGACAGTCGTTATAAACCGCTCGACGTTTACCGCGCCTGTCTCCGTGCCTGGCAGATCCATCACGTGCAGGTTTGGCCCGTCAAAGGGGAAGGGGACAATGAAGAATTTAAAGGCCGCACTTTCCGTCTCGTCGATGATTGGGCCGATAGCCAAAAACTAAAAGTGCGCTGGTTTTACGACCACTCGCTTAAGGATGAATTCTATATCAACTACGTCCAAAACCGCATGGAGCCCCGCATTTGGCTCCCTTCCGACCTCCCGCAAATCATCAAAAATGAATGGACCGCCGAGCATTTTAATAACGAAGAAAAACGGTGGGAACACGATGTGCAAAAAGATGGACCAAACGATCTCGGCGACTGCGGGAAGTTTCTAAGGCTGTGGATGCACGAGTGGAAAGACGAACTCAGAAAACTAGAGCCGAGACCCGCCCCCGCTGAGCCCTCCTGAGCATTCCGACACGTGTCGGAATGAGTCCCTTTCAGACCTGCCGACACGTGTCGGCAGGTCTTTTTACCGCGCCAACACGTGTTGGTGCGGAAAACTCCGGCTTCCATCTTCCTTTGACAGCCGCGCCCATTCGTGGCCGCCGCATACACCGCTAACCCTGAACTTATCATCGCCTCCCTGATCCGAGAGGGGAGAGATACGCCCGATCCGATGGGCTACCTTCGAGGGATTCAGCGCACTGCGCTGGCTGCATCTATCAAGGGAGACGAATACGCCACCAGCCTCAACACCGAAGGCGGCGGCAGCACATGGATGCGAGAAATCCCCGCGAACATCCTCGCCCAGTTTTGCGAATCCGCCATGCAACGCCTTGAGGCCACGTCCTCCGGTGGCCCAGCGGGCGGCCTGCGCGGTGGCGACTTCTCCTCATACCCCAGCACCCTCGGTTGATCGAACGCTATGTCTTACACCGTGAACGACCGCCGCTTCTCTGCTATTCTTGATGCCTATGGTCAGCCAGCGCGTCTCAGCGTCCCTGATCTCACGCCCTCCGCCTCCATGGGCAGCTTTCAGGGGACGGATTACACGCGAGATCGCGGCTTCGTTTATCTTCCCACTTACGACTCCAAACGGGAGATTGATAACTGGACATGCTTCGAGGCTCGGAAGCGCTCCCGCGTGCTCTACAACTCTGGAGGTGGTTTTTACCAGCGCGCCATCAACGGAGTCGCCCGCATGGTCACCGGCACCGGCCTTTCGCCCCATCCGCTGAGCAAGAACAAGGACTGGAATCGTCGCCGAAAAGCCCTTTGGAACAAATACGCTTGCTCGAAAAACACCTTCGACCTCGCTCGTCGCTTCAATGCGAACTCCGTTCAACCCGCGCTCATGATCAGTAAGATCCGTGATGGTGACTGCGCTGGCATCCTTGCGCGGAACGAAGATGGGCGCTTGCGCTGCGCCTTCTACGAAGCCGGGCAGATCGGCCAGAATCAGGCCATGTATAGCAGCAGTGATCGCGCCGGTTGGTTCAATGGCGTGAAGCTGGATCAACATAACGCACCCCTCGCGTTTGAGATCGTGGCGAACGGCTCCGGCGCTATCGGCACTGCTGGCCCTGACTGCGTGGAAGTGAACGCCCAGAACGTGCTCTTCTTCGCAGACTTCCGCCGCTTTGGTTCCGTGCGTGGCCTTCCGCGTCTCACGCCCGTCTTGAATCAATCGTTCGACTGGGGTGAGATCGGCGCGGCTATCACGAAAAACATTAAGACCACGCAGCAGACCGCTTACGTCATCGAGCAGCAGATGACCACGCAAGGCCAAGCCCCGATTCCTGGTGAACATGGCGCGCTCGTTTCTCCGCGTGCTGTTCGTCAGGTGGATCTCGGCGGCGGTCGGAAGGTGAACCTCGAAGAATTCCTCAATGGTGGCGAATCCTGGCAGATGCAACCCGGCCAGACGTTCAAGCTGATCGAATCCGCGAACCCGCATAAGAACGTCATTGATCACCGGAACGAGATGGTCCGTTCCATGGCTTGGAACATGGGTTTCAGCCCGGAAATCCTTTGGAACATCATCGAACTCGGCGGGGCGAACATGCGGTTTATCCAAAGTGATGCGCAGCGCGAGATTGATGTTGAGCAAGAGCGACTCGTGGAAGATTTCTTGGGCCCGTATTACATCGCTGACACGATGGACCTCATCGAAGCGGGCGACATCGAAGACCCTGGTGACGACTGGATGGCGCACGGATGGATCGCTCCGAAGCGCCTCAGCGTGGACATTGGCGACGCCAAGATTCATATCGAGCAATACAAGCGCGGCATGATCACCATGAAATCGCTTTACGGCATGTGCGGCGATGAATGGCAGATCGAAGTCGATCAATACCTCGACGAGCGCCAATACGTTAAAGATGGCCTCACCAGCAATGGCCGCAACCTCACATGGGAAGAAGCCTATCCCGAACTCAAGCAAGGCCAATTCCAGCCCGGCAAGGAAGAGCCTGACGGTGATGAAGAACCTGTTTCCACTCCGCAGAAAAAACAACCATGAACTTCCCTTTCGTCTTCCAAGCCTTGTATTGCGAACCGCTTTGCCTTGAGCTGAGCATGTTCCGCTCCATGCATCAGGTCGTGATGCCGCGCATTCTTGGGGAAGCGGGAGGCACTTTGGCAGACCTCTTCGCGGCTGATCCTTCCTCCCGCCGTCCATCTGCGCCCGTTGCTATAGTTGGTCCGGGCGCGGAAGTGAACCACACTGCCATCATCGCCATCAGCGGCGTGATCGCTAGTGGCCCATCTTCACTCATGGATGCTTGCTTCGGCAGCTTCGCCTCGCCGGATGCCATCGCCGCCCAGCTCGTCGAGGCTCGTGATCATCCTGACATCCGCACCATCGTGCTAAAGATCGCTTCGCCTGGTGGCCGTGTCTCGAAGGTGCCTGAGCTTTCTGCTTTGGTCGCCAGCATCGCCGCCATGCCAGACAAGACGGTCTATTCATTTTGTGATGATCGCATGGCCTCGGCTGCGTATTGGATCGGCAGTCAGGCGAATGAAATTTACGTCACACCCAGCTCCATCACGGGCAGCATCGGCACCTATCTCGCGCTCTTAGATGAGACCGTGAAGATGGAAAAGAAGGGTGAAAAACTTGAACTCTTTTCCAGTGGCACGCACAAGGCCCTCGGCACTCCGGGAAAAGCCTTGACCGATGCAGATCGTGAGTATCTCCAAGGCACCGTGGATAAGATCAACGGCCAATTCACTGGCGCAGTGAAAGCCGCCCGTCCGCAAGTCAGCAAGGAAGCCTTGCGTGATGCGAAGACCTACGATGGCGAAGACGCCGTCGCTCAAGGCCTCGCCGATGGCGTGGTCGGGAGCTGGCTGGAATTCCTCGCGCTGCTTTGACACCCTCATTTCATCAACTGCGAAATCTCGCCCTCATCATCCTCCTATGAACCGACAACACTTCATCCGTCTCGGCCTCTGCGAAGAAGCCACTGACCTCCAGACCGAAGGCGGATCGACGCCCGGTGCCACTCCAACTCCAACTCCATCACCAACTCCTGAAGCTGGCGCGCCTCCGATTAAGCTCACCATCGGTGAACGTCTGAAAGCCGCCGCCGGAATCATGGGCGGTGGTGAACAAGCCGTCGTGAATCTCCAAACGAAAAACAATGAGCTGACTGGCGCTCTTGCTGCCAAAGAAGGCTTGGTGAAAATCTTGGAAGGTCAACTCGGGGAAGCAAACGCGAAGATCGCCATCCTCGAAGCGGACGCGAAAGAAGCCGCAGATGCGATGACCCTCATCGAGACGGAATCCGCCAAGCTGAAAGCGAATGAGCAAAACCTCACGAAGCGCACTGCCGCCGGTGTGAAAAATGAAATCGCCGCCCTCGGTTTTCCTGCCAGCCAGCTCCCTGCTTCCAGTGATCTCTCTGGCCCAGTGACCTTGAGCTACGCCGAAGCCCTCGCTGAATACGCCAAGATCACCGACGCCAACGCCCGCGCCGCCTACTACGCCCAAACCATCCAACCCATGCTCGACCGCAAGGCCTAAGCCTGATCCTCGCTAACCACCGCCTCCTCATCAACTGCTCATCATCTCATTCTCCATGAATACCATCCTCAAATCCGTCTCCTTCATCCTCCTCGTGGTTATCACGGGTATGCTGGCCATGCAGGCCAGTGCCATGAATCCCGCACCTCTCGGCGAGGCCTTCATTGTCTTCTTCATCGGTTCTCACATGCTCGCCAGCTGGGCTCCTGAATACCGTTCCGCACGACTTTGCGTGAACGCCCTCGGCACGCTGCAAGCATTGCAGGTCATCATTCAGCGCTCCATGAACTTCACGTTCACGAAGTTCCCTCAGCTCCGCCTCTTCACACAAGGCTTCAAGGAATTGGATGGCCGCGTTGAGCAGATGGGCCTTGGACAAACCGCATACACTCGTAAACTCGGCGACTCCGCTGTAGGCAACTTTGGCGATGCCAGCTCCGCCGTTACGCTGACGAACGTGCCGATGACCCTTAGTAACTTCCCGCAGATCAGCCACGCCTTCACGGTCGATGAGTTGAACCAAAGCGGAAACGTGAACTTGCTCGATTTCATCGCGCTTCCCGTCGGTGTGAAGCTGGCTCAAGCAATCACCAGCCGTATGGCGAAACTGGTTTGTAAAGCAAACTTCGACGTGACCAAGAACGGTCAAGCTTCCTACCTCAGCGTCGCTTCTGGTTGGACCCGTGCAAATACCATCTTGCCTTTGCAAAGCATGGCGAATGAGCGTGGTATCCCTGAGGGCACCATGGTTCCTACCATCAACGGCGCGGCTGGCGCTCCAAGTAATCGCTTCATCATCCTGAACAGCTCGGTGAATCAGGCCTTACTCGCAGATGCGCTCATCGTGGCTGAGTTCAACAACGCCGCCAATGCGGAAGCCATCAAGACGGGCCGCTTGCCGATGGTATCCGGCTTCGACTTCTTCCCGTATCCGGCTATGCCGAACACGGACGGAAACCTTATTGGCTTCGTCGGTTCCGCAGATGCTCTCGGTTATGTAGGCCGTGCGCCTCGCACTCCATGGGACATGATCCCTGACCTACCACGCACCGCGCTCTTCGCCGTCGTGACGGAGCCGAACACGGGCTTCAGCGTCCTGATCATCCTTGAAGGGATGCTTGGTGACTTGAGCCTCAAGTTCCGCCTCGTTTGGTTGGACGGTCTCGGTG